GAATCAAGTACAACTAAATATGCAGGTTTGTTTTTTGATGCTTCTACTGATAATACCTTTAGATTATTTGTAGATACACAAACAGAGCCTAGCACAACAGTTAATACAAGTGCTACAGGCTATGCAGCCGGAACGTTGGTAGCAAATGTAACAGGTGATGTAACTGGTAACGTATCAGGAACAGCAGCTACAGTTACAGGTGCAGCTCAATCAAATATTACAAGTCTTGGTACACTTACAACACTTACAGTTGACAATGTAATTATTAATGGTACTACTATTGGTCATACAGACGATACAGATTTAATGACTGTTGCTGATGGAGTATTAACAGTAGCTGGTGAAGTTGATGCAGTAAGCTTAGATGTTTCTGGAGACATAGATGTTGATGGAACTGCTAACTTAGACAACACAGATATAGATGGAACTTTAAATACTTCTGGTGTAGTAACATCACAAACCTCTGCAAATATATCTCAAGTATCTTTAACAGATGGTACAGTATCGTGGGATGCAGCAGCAGCAGCTAATGCTTTCTTATTATTAGAAGAAAACTCAACAATTTCTGCACCTAGTAATGCAGTAGAAGGAGCTATTATTAGTATCGAGGTAGCTCAACATGCATCAAGTGGACCATACACTTTAGCATGGAATGCAATATTTGAGTTTGCAGGAGATACAACTCCTACTCAAACTGCTACAGATGCTAAGACAGATATATATGCCTTTAGATATAATGGTTCTAAATGGCAAAACATAGGTATTACACAAAACTTAACACAAAGCTAATATATGGAAACTCTGCAACGAACAGCTAATAGAGGTAGTGTAGCTACTGGATATGATGTAGCTAACTCTGTAAAACTTGAAGCTGATAATACTGAATATCTTACAAGAGATGTTAGTAGTGCTGGTAGTAGATACACAGGAACAATTAGTATGTGGATTAAAAGAACAGAAATTAGCACGGCTCAATATCTTTTTACTTTTGGTAATACTGATAATGATAATGGTAGAACTTTTGCTCGATTTCAAACAGATGATACATTAAGAATAGGTGGTGGAACTACTACTTGGCGAAATACAGACAGAGTGTTTCGAGATGTTTCTGCTTGGTATCATATTGTAATAGCTTTTAATTATATGTAAACGGAGTGCAAGAAACTTCTTTTAGCACTACAAATAATCCAAGTCAAAATGATAACTTAGGCATTAATTTTGAAAAACAAGTTATAGGTTATAACTCTATTGATAATGGACAACCTTTTGCTGGCTACATGTGTGAAATTTGTTATCAAGATGGTACTGCATCAGCACCTACAGAGTTTGGTGAGTTTGATAGTGATACTGGTATATGGAAGCCTATTGATGTAGAAAGTAAACCTTCAGGAACTAATAAATTTTATTTAGATTTTGAGGATTCTTCTAATTTAGGTAATGATGTAAGTGGTGGTACAGATTTTACTGAAAATAATATAGCGGCAGCAGACCAAGCAACTGACACTTGCACTAATAATTTTGCTACACAGAATGTTCTTAGACAAGCTACTGATAGAATGCCTTTAATGTCAGAAGGTGCAACAGAAATAGGTAATAATGTTAATGATTATAGATATTCACCAGCTACTATAGGTGTTGCTAATGGAAAATGGTATTGGGAAATAAAACCTACTGTAAATGGTAATACGCTTGTATCAGGAGCAGGAATAGCGTCAAATCAAGGAACACTTTTTTTCTATGATGAAACAGGTAATTTTGTTTATCACTATGATGGTGATAGGTATGTAAATGGAACAGCTGTATCAAGTTATGGAGCAGCTTGGTCAACCAATGATATTATAGGTTTTGCTTATGATGCGGATAACTGGACACTTACTTGCTATGTAAACAATTCCTCTCAAGGTAATTTATTAGCAAGTCAAACTGATATTTCGTCAGAACTTTTTATACCTTATGTGTATTCTTTTGGAACTCATACATATCAAACTAACTTTGGTGGTTATACAACTATGAGTAACACTCATACAAATACAGACGAAAATGGTTATGGTTCATTTGTTTATGCACCACCTACAGGTTATTATGCAATTTGCACTAAAAATTTAGCGGAGTTCGGATAATATGAGTTATACAACAATAGACGACCCTTCAGCATATTTTCAAACTTTGTTATGGACTGGTAATAGTTCTGATGGTAGAGCATTAACCAATGATGGTAATAGTGATTTACAACCTGATTGGGTATGGTTAAAAAATAGAAATGCTGGATATAGTCACTTTTTACAAGATTCTTCAAGAGGAAATACTAAAACTTTAAATTCTGATGCTACAACCGCTGAAGGCACTAATACAAATATGGTGGAGTCTTTTGATACTGATGGTTTTACTATAGGTTATGATGGCTCTCAGGTGCCTAACTATAGTGGAAATACTTTTGTAGCTTGGCAATGGAAAGCAGGTGGTGGCACAACAGCTTCAAACTCAAATGGCTCTATAACTTCTACAGTTCAAGCAAATACAACAGCAGGTTTTAGTATTGTTACTTATACAGGCACAGGTTCAATAGCGACAGTTGGTCATGGTCTTGGAGTTAAACCTGATATGATGATTTTAAAAAATAGAGATTCAGCAGTAAACTGGATTGTTTATCATAAAGATATTAACACAAGTGCAAATTATTTTTTAAGACTAAATACAACTGACTCAACTCAATATAGTGGTGGTAGGTTTAACGGAACACAACCAACATCTTCTGTTTTTACAGTTGGCACATCATCACAAACAAATAATAATGGTGATGATATAGTAGCTTACTGCTTTGCAGAAAAACAAGGCTACAGCAAGTTTGGGAAGTATGTCGGTAGTGGAAATGCAGATGGTACTTTTGTTTATACAGGATTTAAAACTAACTTTATAATGTTGAAGGAAACAGGTAATTCAAACAGTTGGTGGATGTTTGACACAAAAAGAGACCCTATTAATTCTGCTGATGCACGACTTGTTGCTAATACAACAGCAGCAGAAGCCACAGGTAGTTTTACAAATGTAATAGATTTTTTATCAAATGGATTTAAGTTAAGAAATACAGACTCAGCTTGGAATAGAAGTGGTGGTACTTATATTTATATGTGTTTTGCAGAAAATCCATTTGTAACATCAACCGGAATCCCAACAACAGCGAGGTAAAATATGTGGGCATTAGTACAATCAGGTAGTGTAAGTAAAATATATACACGACCTATACAATTAACAATAGGAGATATTAAATATCCCCGTAATATTTTTGAGCTTTGGTCAGAGTCAGAACTTAAAGCTATAGGAATTTATGAAGTAGTAATTGATAATACAAACTTAAAAGATAAACAGTATTACATAAATACTGACCAATCTTTTAACTTTGCAAGTGATACAGTAACTGCAAGTTATGGTACAGCTACAGCTAAACCTTTAAATGATGTACTATTTACAGCCCAAGACGAAACAGATGGTCTTGGTACAGAAGGTGAAATAAAACAATATGGTTTAAAACCACAACACAAAGCTGTAATAAACTCTCAAGCAGGTAGTATTTTATCAGATACGGATTGGATGGTTATTAGAGAAGCTGATGGTGGTACAGCTATGCCAAGTAATATTAAAACTTGGAGAGCTAGTGTGCGTACAAAAGCTAACTCTATGTGTACTCAAATAGACAATGCAGCAGACGTTGATGCTTTGGCAGCTTTGTATGTATATAACAATGCAACACCTCCAGTTAGACCTCTTGGTGAGTTTCCAGAACTAAGCTAATGGAAGTATCGCCTTACATAATTTGGAATGTTTTAATAACTTTAGTACTTGCTCCTATTTGGTTTCAGATTAGACAAAATGCTACAGAGTTAAAAAGACAAGACATACTCTTAAATAAAACTCGTGAAGAGATAGCAAAAGAATATGTTACAAAATTTGAGTTACGTGATGATATGCAAGACATTATGGACAGAATAGAAAAAATAGACGAAAAACTTGACAAACTCTTTGAAGTCAAGTAAAATAGATATGAAGCATAAAAAAACTTCAAAAACTCCCCTCTTATCTATTCTGATAGTAACTCTACAAAAACGTAGGAAAAAAAAGAATGGCAAAAAAAAGAAAAAATAAAAGAGATTTATATACAACTGCTGGTCGTGTAGATATGCGTAGTGGTGGTCGTGTTAAATTATGGCATGGTGCAAGACCTAATCCTAGATTTCAAAGAGGAGCAAGTGAAGCTTATGATAGCTATCATGTACAATATCCTACTAGGGCAGATTATGAAAGAGCAATAGCAGGTAATAATACTGGAGGTAATCAACCTACTACAAATTCTCTATCAGCTAAACAACCCATATCTGAAGAAAAACAAGCAAGGCTTGATGAAACTGCAAATTTAATTGGACAAACTGTACAAGGAACAGTTCCAGAAGCTGCTGTTATTCCCGGTATTTCTGAAGAAAAGGGAACTGCTGTTAGTAGTGATATAAGACAAGCTACGACAACTATGGCTGCACCTACCTCAGTTACAGCTACACAAGCTGCACCAGTTGCACCAGAACAAGTAACTACAGTACAAGACACAGCACAAATTTCACAACCTCAACCAATCCAAGCTGCTCAAATGACAGCAGCTACTATTGACCCTACAGCTCAAGTTACAGCAGCACAAGGCAGACTTTCAGACGATGCTGTTGCACAAGCTGCTGGAGTTAATCGAGTAGCTACAATAGATGCAGCAGAAGTTAATATACCAGAAGGAGCTTTAACAGAACGAGTAGTAGGAACATTAAGTGAAGAAGCAAAATCAACTGCTGCTGTTAATGCTGGAAGTTCGTTAGCTAGAATAAGTAGAGCACGACAACAATTATCTAACGCAGGATTATCAGCTTCTGAAATTAATCAATTAGGTAATGACCCAACTGTATTAGAAGCTAGACTAGCAAATTTTGATGAAAGTCAAAGAGGATTAATTGCAGGATTACCTCAAGAAGCTTTAGTATCAACACAGTTAGATTCATTATTAACAGGTATTGAAAGTGGTAACATACCAGCTTTTGCTAGACCTGCTGTAGCACAAGTAGAACAGATGTTAGCTTCAAGAGGACTAGAAGCTTCTACTGTAGGTAGAGATGCATTAGTTAATGCTATTATACAATCAGCAATACCTATAGCCCAATCTAATGCTCAAGCTTTACAAACAAGCATAGCTCAACAACGAGGGATTGAAGCACAAGAAGCAGAAGCAAATGCTGCAAGATTACAACAAACAGCTCTTAAAAATGCTGATAATGTGTTTAGATTTGATTTAGCACAATTTAGTGCTGACCAACAAACAGCTTTAGCTAATAGTAAATTTTTACAAACTGTTGGATTAAGTGAAGCTACAATGGAACAACAAGGTGTAGTACAAGATGCTATCTTAATGTCTCAAGCTAATATAGCAGAAGCTAATTTTAATCAAGCAGCACAAATACAAAATGCCAAAGCATTTTTACAAATGGATTTAACAAACTTAGCAAACAATCAACAAGCAAATGTTTTACAAGCTCAACAAAATCAACAAAGAATATTAAGTAATCAAGCTGCTCAAAATGCTGCTGCTCAGTTTAATGCGACCAGTCAAAATCAAACAAATCAATTTATGGCTGGATTACAAACTCAAGCAAATCAATTTAATGCATCACAGTTAAATGCTATGAAACAATTTAATACAACTCAAACAAATGCTGCTGCTGCAAGAGATGCACAGAGACAAGCTGATTTAAATAGATTTAATGCACAATTAGCAACACAAGTAGACCAATTTAATTCTCAACAAGACTTTGCAAGAAATCAATGGAATGCACAAAATGCTGCTGTTGTTGAAGCTTCTAATGTTCAATGGAGAAGACAGGCTAATACAATTAATACTGCTGCACAAAATCAAATTAATATGTCAAATGCTATGAATGCTTTTAATTTAAGTTCTCAATCATTATCATTTTTATGGCAAGAATTAAGAGACCAAGCAGATTTTGATTTTAGAAGTGTAGAAAATTCTCGAGCACAAATTACTCAATTACAAGCTACAGCTATTGCTAATGAAGGAGCACTTGCAGAAAAATCTAATAGTACAACAAGAGATTTAATTAATTTAGTAAAAAGTATAACAACAAATTATTATGGGTCAACAGATATTCCTGTTCCTGATGATGATGATGATGATGAAGGAGATGAATAATGGGTAAACTTAGAAAAGTAGGTAAGAAAATTTGGAGTGGTATTAAAAAAATTGGTAAAAAAATTGGTAAAGCTTTTAAATCAGTTTTTAAAGGTGTTGGTAAATTTTTAGGAAAACTAGGACCCATTGGAACAATAGGAATGATGATAGCTATGCCTTATATAGGCTCGTATTTATGGAGTAGTTTTGGTACGTGGGCAGGAGGATTGCAAGGCACTATGGGTAATGTTATGAAAGGTATTTATAACGTAGGTAATAGTGTTATGGGTGCATATAAAAGTGTAACTGATGCTGTGTTTGGAACTTTAAAACAAATACCTGTTGTTGGTGATACATTAGAAGGTTTTGATAGATTTTTAGATAGAGCAAGAGCAGCTATTGGACTTGAACCCGGTTCTGTTCCTGTTATGAATGATAAAGAATTATCAACATGGATGAACAGTAAAGATGGTTTACAGTTAATGGGATATGAGTCTACTGAAGCATTTAAAATAGCTAATCCAAGTTTTTTTGATGCGAGTGGTAATTTAACTTCTCAAGGTTTAAACTTTGGTAGAGGACACTCTGTTGCTTTTGAAGCACATTTAAGAGGTAAAGATATTTACAAAGTTAATGCTGATGGAGAATTTAATTTTAAAGAATATTCTAATAACTTTAAAAATGTTTTAGATAATCAATTCAATGGAACTATACAAGATTTTGGTGGTGCTTTTACAGATTTATCAACTGTTAATTTAAGAACCGGAACACCGGGATTAACTCAAGACAGACAAAGTGCTTATAAAGAAGCATATGAAAATGCTACTCAAGGGTTTACTGCTGAACAAATGAATAATTTTGATATGGAAGCTTTTGAAAAAACTTTTAATGCAAGTTATGTGGCTCCTACTTCTATTGAATCTCCTACAGGTGTTTTTGGAGAAAAAACTGGAACTACTTCGTTTGAAGGTATACCTAGTAGATACAATGAAGTTGTTTATGATGGAGAAAAATTTGTTACTGTAGAAGGTACAAAATTTGGCAGAGCAGCTCAAGGACCTTTACTCGGAGCTACAGTATCTGGTGTTGAACGAGCTGTTTTAGGAGAAGATTATATACCAGAAGGATATGAAATGGTTTATAACCAACCGGTTGTAGCTGATATAGTAGAAGCTGAACCAGCAAGAACTCAAGTAGATTTTACAATGTCTAAACCATTTGCACAAACTTCAAATATGTTAGCTATGAATGGAATAACTCAAGTTCCTTTATTTGTTGCCCAACCTAGTGATTTACAAGGATTTGCTAATGGAGGTATTTTTATGCCACAATTAAATTTACCAGAAATAACTGATTATCAAAAAGTATTAGGTGTTTAATTATGGAATTTATAAATAATTTAGAAATAAATCAACAAGATTTTTCTCCTGAAAAAGTTAGATTATTAGAAGGTGCATTTAATAAAGGAGTGCCGGGTCAGTCTTTAACAAATTCAACTGAACAGCCTTATTCATGGGAGAGACCTCCTGTTTATACTTCTGTACCAGAAGCAGCCACAGCTATCTTTGCTGACATGACTGAAGAAGAAAATTATATTTCTTTACTTAGAGCTTTAAAAAGTGGTACAAGTGTTGTCGATATTGCTTCTGCTATTTTATACAGAGGTTTTCAATTAGGACAATTTAATCCAGATTTAATGCTTTTATTAATGGAACCAGTTATGTATATGATACTGGCTTTAGCTGAAAAAGCAGGAATAGGTGATGTATTAGGTTATGAAGGTGAAGCTCAAGAAGATGAACTTGACCCAGATGAAAAACGAGAAAGTTTAGATAATTTAAAACAAATGTTAACAGGAAAACTTGGTGGTTTATCAGCACAAACTATAGCTGAAGCACCAGCTTTACAGCAACAAGTTCAAGACTTTGCACCTACTGAACAGACGTTAGGGTTACTTGATAGACCAGACGAAACGAATGAACAAAATTTACTAGATAGGAGATAATATGATATCACCACAACAACAAGTTGGACAAAATATTCAAAGAAGAATTAGAAAAGCTTTAAAACCTAGAGCAGCAGATGTAGGAATAGCTATTGTAGAAGGAATTAGTAAAGGGTTAAATAATAGAATAAAAAATAATTTAGATTACATTAATGTTAATCTTAAAGATGAAGAAGAAAGATTTGTTCAACTCTTTGAAGATTATGAGAAAGAACAAAAAATTGCTGATGAATTAATAAAAAAAGGTAAAGGAAATTTAACTGAAGGAATATTTTTATCTAATGTAGAAGATGTAAAAGGTGCTGCTGGTATTACTGGATTAGAAGCCATTAAAGAAAGTATAGACCAAGATAATGATTTATTTGTATCTTTAAGAAAAGAAGCAGAAGAACAAGCAAATATAATAAACAAAAGACTTGAAGGTTATTCTAAATTAGTTACAAAATATGAACCAGAAACAGAAGACCAAGCAGAAGTTTTAGAAATTTTTTCAGATGATGTAAAAAGTAAAGGTTTATTTAAAAAACCTATTTTAGATAGTGTAAGAAAACTTGCATTATCACAGAAAAATTTTGGTATTAATAATCCATTAGACGAGCTTGGTTCAATATTAAAATTAAATGAAAGAGGTAAATTTGATTTATTAAAATCATTTAATACTAAACAATTAGAATTACAAAAAATTGTAGAACAAACAAGTAAATATAGAGTTTCTTTACCAACCTATGCAGGAAGTTCAGCTATACTTAGTAAATTTATAGAAGAAAAAGAAGAAAATACAGGTGGTAAAAAAGCTAATAAACAATTAGAAAAACAAGAAAGGAAATTTAATGCTATTGTTGCTACATCTCGACAATGGAGTAATTCCAAAGGTTTAGATGAAAATGGTAAGTATGATTATGCATTTTATTTTATGCCCTTACTTGATGATGATGCAAGAATTATTCAAGCAGAACAAAACAAAAAAGCTAATCCTGATGAACTAGCAGACTTTATTGCTTATTATAATGCTCAACCTTTAAATGCTAATCTAAAATTAGACAATGCAGATGAGATTGTTTCAATATTTTATAATTCTAATCAATTTGCAGAATCATTTACAGACAATGATTTGACTATTAGATTTAGTCAAGCATTTCCAACAACCTATATAACAAAAACAACAGGAGAACGAATTAATTATAATGATGCATCACACATAATTGAATTATATGGTGGTGATTTTAACGCTATACCAAATCATTTAAAAGCACAAGTTATATATGGACTTGGTGAAGATGGTGTCCCTGAAAGTTTTAAAGCAAGTTACAAAAATTTTGCTGTTAAAAAAGAAGATATTACTACATTTAGTGGAAGAGTAGATGCTGAAATTAACTCTAGTAATAATACAAGACAAAAACAATTCTATAATCAACTAAATGGAAATGATAAACTTACATTTAAAATTACAGTTATTTCACAAGTAAAAAGATTAATAGCATCCGGTGGTTTAGATGAACAAAAAGCTATTAGAGCTGCTGTAAATATGCAGTTACTTGGTATAGAACAAGGTAGTGATTGGGAATTATTTGGTTCTGTTTTTGAAAAAAAACCTAAGTTTAATCTCTATGACGAAATTTATCAACCACAAGAATTTGCTACGTATACTCCAAAAGATACTGGAGACGAGTTTGAAGCTGATATATTTAAATTGACAGGTAAAAGAGTTTTAGATGAAAATCAAATTAAATCTTATAATCAAAAATTAAATACTAATCCTATTTTATGGTATACTCCAGAAAGTCTAGGAACAACACAACCAGAGTTATTTAAAGATGGTCAACAATTTTCATTAAACAACGGAAACTCTGTTTGGAAATTTGTAAGCGACCCTGAAGATGGCATCCATTGGGTGCTGCAATAAACTATTTTAAATTAATATGCCTTTAGTACCTATAGAAGAAGAAAAAACTTCACAACCTCAAATTGTAGATGAACCTATAACTTCAAGTTTTGGATTAAGTTCAGAACCACAAGAAACTTTTCAACCTCCTACAACAGAAGAAAGGTTAAATCAAGCTTTAATATCACAAACATTTGATAAACCTGTTACGGATGCAGAGCTTGGTTTAGTTACAGAAACACCACAACTTTCTATATCAGATTTTAAAAAGAATCCAGAGGTTGTAGAACGAGCTATAAGAGCTATGAGTTATGTAGATAAAACTACATATGATGATGGTAGTAAAGCATCTGATAGATTTGTAGACTATGCAAGAGATGCAGGATTTAATACAACTCATGCAGCTATTAGATTAGTAAATATTCTTAATCAACAAAAAAAACAAAGTCCAGAAGACATACAGTTTAGAGACGATATAAGCTTTTTATATAATGAATTTTATAAAGTTTTACCAGATGGTAGAGACAAATATAATGCACAAGGTTTTGCAGAAAATTTAGGATTAACTGGTGATATACTAGCAGGAGCATTAACAGATGTCGCAAACTGGGCAGCAGTTATAGCATTTCCTTTTACTTCAGGTGGAAGTGCTCCAGCAAGAGTTGCAGCAGGAGAAACAGCGAGACAAGGATTAAAAGCTGCAATTAAACAAACAGTTAAAAAATCTTATGATAAGATACCAAAATTTGCTATTGACCCTCGTAATTATAGACAAACTACTACACTTCTAGGAACAGAAGGATTTATTTTGGGTTCAACAGATTATGCATTAAGACAACAGTTATTTGAAGAATTTGATATACCGGGATACGAACAATTTTCTCCAACTGAAATGACTAAATCTGGTGCCTTTGGTGCAACTATAAGTTTAATACCCGGAGTTGCTATACCTGCTGGTTATAGATATTTTGATGCTAGAGCATTAAGAAAAAAAGAAGCAGATGATTCAGAACAATTTAAAAATATAATTTTAAACAGAACACCAGAAAGAGATGATGTTGAAATAATTAATCCAAATGAACCTCAAACAAAACCTAATCCAAATCCTAAAATTGTAACTTTAGAAGAAGCATCTAGTGAAAGTTTAAACTTACGTAACCGAGATGGTAATCCTGAATCAACTCATGTTGAACGAGTTGCTGATAAAGAAGCAGAAGTTTACCCTACAGAAATTTTTAGAACTGGTAGTAAAACAATAGATGTTGAAGACCCCGAAGTAATAATAGTAGATGGAGAAACTAGGCTAAAAGATAATCCAAGTGAAAAACCAGTAATAGGAGGTTTGTTAAGTAAAAAAAGTTATGAAGAAGCTATAAGCACTTTTTTATTATTTGGTAGACCTACAACGTATTCAAAAAGACTTGCTGAGATTGACCCTAACTTTGATACTTTTCTTAGACTTATTAGACATGATTCTACGGATAGTATTTTAGATAATCCTATTGCAATTCTTAATAGTACATCAAAACAACAACGAAGTTATCAAGAACAAATTCGAGATACAGTTGGTCCGTATATGGGTCGTATGGTTACTATTGTTGAAAATATTCAAAACTTTGCAAGACAACATCCTAGATATAAAGATAGAGGTAACTTTAAAGTTAAAAATGGAACAGCACTAAATAATGATTTATATGCTTTTTTAAATAGAGGTGATGTTCAAGGTGGTGTTCCTATTCAAGTTATTGAAGCTGGTAAAGATTTAAGAAAAATATTTGATGATGTAGAAAAAGAAGCAATTAATGCTGGGTTTGTTTTTCATAGTGTTCCTAATTTTTTTCCAAGATATTATAAACCAGCTAAATTTTTTAAAAATAAAAAAAACAAAGAAAGATTTGCTTTTCAATTAGCTAATGATGAAGACATGGCATTTTCTGATGCTCTTATAGCAGTTGACGATTTAGTAAATAAAATTTATGATGATATGGACCCAACTATAGGTTCACTAGGACAGAGAAAGTATAAAAATTTAGATACGACTAATATTCAAGATTTATTAGTATCTGATATTCAAGCTGCTATGTCTTTCTATTTAAATGGTATGGGTCGTAAAATTGTTAGAAAAAAAACTCTTGGCTTTACTCAAGAAGAGTTTGAACAAAAATGGCTAAATCAGTTTTTTGGTGGAACAACAAAAGCAACTGATGAAGTTACAGGCAGAGATGTTATTTTAGATAGATTAAAAGCAAGAGGATTTACTGAAAGTTTAATTGATACAAGTAATGTAGGTGAGTATACAAGACTAAACTTTTTAATTAGACAAAATACAAACAATCAAGCTATAGATTTAAATACTTTATTAAATTTAAAACCTAAAGAAGTAGAAAAATTAGATGATGTAGCTAATCCAAAAATGTTAAATGCACATTTAAAACAATTAAAAAAAATGATTGATGAAACAAATGCAGAAGTATTAAGACCAAGTGATAGAGATATTATTAATAATGCAGAGGGAAATAATTTAACAGAAGTTATAGATAAACTTATAACGAACAGAATGTTTGCTGGAGATTTTATTTTACGACCAGAAAAAATAGTAGGTTCGTTTGAACCCTCTAATGTTATTTACAAAGGCACGTTAAAAAATCCTATGAAAACAATGTCTAACGAAAAAGAAAGAGTGCAACTTCTTAGAGATTACATTGTAGGTATTGGAGGAGTTCCACAAGGTAGTATTGAAGGAGGGCTAAATAAAGTAGCTAACTCTATTATATTACTACAAAGTGCAAACAAGTTAGGACTTGCAACACTTTCAAGTATTCCAGAAACATTAATTCCATTTTTAAAAAGTAATCCTAGTGTAGCTTTAAAAGCATTTTATAAAACTATTAATGATGAAACTACTGTTTTATATAAGAATATTACCACAGGTGAGCAAGGAAGAAGTTTAAGTAGACAAGAATTAAATCAACTAAATATGGTTTTAAAAGGCTCTTTAGCTGAAGCAGTTCAAAATTCTTATGCAGAAGGGCTTGGAGCCATAACAAGTAACATTAGTTATAAATTTTATAGAAGTATTTTACTAGACCAATATACTAAATTTATGCAAATTTTTGCATACAATGCTAGTAAAATTATGATTACTGAAAATTTAGAAACATTAAGTAAAATGTCAGCAAAACAATTAGATTCTGCAAAAGGTCAAAGATTAAAATTACCTTTAGTTGATTTAGGAATTGATATTGAAAAAGGAATAAAATGGTATAAAGATGGAGCAAAAGCAGATGATTTATTTACAGAAACTATAAGAGCTGGTTCTGCTAGATACGTAGATGATGTTGTAATGAATCCCGGTAGAGAATCTGGTCAAAAACCTTTAATAATGAATCATTATCTTGGTAGGGTTGTCTTTCAATTATTTTCGTATCCAACAGCATTTTTTAATACAGTTTTCAAAAATGTAATTAGAGATTCTAAACTTTCGCCATTAGTAAATGCTCCAAAAAATATGGCAGTTTTAACTTTAATGTTAGGCATGACTCGATTACAAAGAGCTATTAAAACAGGAGGAGAGTCCTTAGAAGAAGATTATGATTTAGATGCTATATTAAAAGATTTAGATTATATGGGAGTGGGTGGACCTTTAACACTTTTATATACAGCTAAAGAAAATCAAAAATATGGAGATAATGAGTTTACTGCTTTATTAAGTGTATTAGGTCCTACAATCGGAGGTGTATTTATTGATGCTATAAAAACAAATAGACCAGAACTTGCTATTATAAAAAATTTAATGCCTTATAGAAGTGTTCTTGCAAAAACTAATCCAGATTTAATTTTTCAATTTGACCAGTTTGTAAAAGACTTAGGAGATATGGCAAGAGATAAAACTTATGATGAGATTCAAATTAGACAGTTAAACGATTTAGTTGAAAAACAACAAAAAAAAGCTGGTATAACAGATTTACAAAGAGAATTAGACAGAGACCCAAAATTTGAAGGAGGTCCTGTAAGTAAAGATTTTCCAGTATCTGATGTTAAAGATATTGCTGCTGAAAGAATTAATCCTTTTACTGGAGAACCTTATCTGGAAGATGAAGATGAAAGAATACAGCTAAGAACAGGAGGAACTCCTAAACAAAATTTACTAGATAGAATCCAAAATTATTTTACAGAAGAAGCTAGGCAAAAAAGACTTAAAGAAAAGTATGATAAAGAAGGTATTGATTATCGTATGACAAAAGATGGACCAGAAATCATTTATGAAGGTACAAACTTAGCAAAACAATTAGGTGTTAAAGGTGAACCTGAACCGGGACTAAAAAATGTTATGCCTGTTTTTGAATTTGCAAGTATACTTAGTGGTAAAAAATTAGTTACAGAAGGTGCAGAAACTGTGTTTCAATCTGTTGCAAAATCTCGTATGCCTAAAACAGTTTATCATGGTAGTACACGAAGAGATTTAACTGAACTTAGACCACCAAAAAAATTTCAAAAATTTGGAGTGTTTGCAGCTCCAACCAAACAAGGAACAATAAAATTTACTGGTAACAAAGGTGCAATTTATGAAATTGATGCTAGTGATATTTCATCTATAAAAAATATTTTACGTTTTAATAAAAACAAAGTTTTTGATGCAGATAATCCATCGTCAAATTTATTAAGATTAATTGATAAAGATATAATTAAACTTAACAATTCTAAAAAAACTGGACTAGCAAAACAAGATGATGTAGCAGCAGCACGTCACTTAAAAGAATTTAAAAGTGATATGTTAAGTTCCAATAATTACATATCAGGTTATGGTAAAGGTGTAGATGATTTTTTAAATAAAAATAATTATAGTGTTATTAAAACAACACCTACTTTTCCAAAAGGAAACACAACTCCAAACTATATTTTTACAAAAGATAAAACTTCAATTAATGATAAGTTTTTGACAAAATCAGAAACAAGAATTAATCCTAAAACTGGTGAGCCAGAAAAAATATATTTAATTGAGACAAAATAATATGAATATAGAACAATGTAAAGCTGATATAAAAAGACACGAAGGCGAAGTCCTAGAAATTTATATGGATAGTTTAGGATATAAAACTTTAGGAGTTGGGCATTTATGTCAGCCACACGAAATTGAATATAACTGGGATATCGGAACACCTGTATCTCAAGAAATAGTGGATACATATTATACAATAGACTTTGATAAACATTATGCTGAAGCGATTCATGTGTTTGGAAGTCAAGAAGCTTTTTATAATTTACCAGAACCTATACAGCACGTCTTAGTTAATATGTGTTTTAATCTAGGTGGTACAAGACTTTCCAAGTTTCGCAAGATGTTAACAGCTTGTTGGGAACATAACTGGGATGAAATGGCTAGACAAATGCAAGACAGCAGATGGTTTTATCAAGTGGGTAGACGTAGTGTAGAGTTACAAAATATAGTACTAGAGCAAAGATAATGTTGTTATACACAGAAAAACAATTAGAAAAAGCTTATAGAATAGATTGTAAAGCTCGTACTAAAAGTAATGAAAAGTGGATTCAACTAGAAGAGTTTAGACCTTTGTATGAAGATTTATTAGAACATTTTATGAAAGCTTATAGTGCTGATGATATACTGGCAGCAGATATGCCAGAATATTTAATAGACTCTGTAAACGATTTACTTGAAACAACAATAACAATAGATAAATAATATGTTTCCTTTTGAAATAATAACAATGCTAGGCTCTACTTTAATAAGTAGTTTGTTAAGTCTGTGGTCTCAACGTATGAAGGCTAAACAAGACGAACAAAAGATGTTGATAACTCGTGGAGAGTTTCAACTCAAAGCTGTAGATGCTGCTAGAAATGTAGAAAATGCAGGGTTTCAATGGACCAGACGTATTATAGCATTGTCGTCAATATTTGCAATCGTCATACTGCCTAAATTAGTAGCAGTTTATTATCCAGATGTTGATGTAACAGTTGGCTATACTGTATTTAATCCGGGATTTTTATTCTTTACAGATGGTAGAGAAGTATTTGAATGGATAACTTTTAAAGGTTTAGTAATAACACAATTAGATACCAACCTCGTATCAGCTATCATTGGTATGTACTTTGGTGGTAGCTTAGTAAAAAAATAGGATGAACAATGAGTAATGGAGGATACCCACCACCGGGTAGATTTGGTGGAGACATGGACAGAAATGAGGTAGAAATTGACCTCAATAAATTTATGGCTTTACTACAAGAAAAGTCAGAGCTAAAAGATAGAATCAGAGAGTTAGAAGATGAAAAGAATGATAACCCTTATCAAAAACTTATCTTTATTGCTCAAGCTGTAGATAGCTGGAGAATAATACCTAGAGCTTTTCTAAGTATTTATATGTATCTTTTATACTATGTTACATTTTGGTTTATGGATTTACAAGACCCAACAATGCAACAATCAGGATTAATATCAGTAGTAGTCGGAGCTGGTGCTGCTTGGTTTGGTTTATATACTAATAGTTCTAAAAAACCCGGAGGAGAAAAGAAGTGAAAAAACTAATGTTATTAATGTTGTCATTAGGATTAGTTAATGTTGCGTATGGTCAAGATGGTACTCAATATAATGAGGACAATGCATTAACAACAGTTAATACTACAACGACTACTAACACAAATACTAATAATAATACTAATGTTAATACTAATAACAATACAAATACTAACACAAACAATAACACAAATGTAAATACTAATACAAATGTCAGCACTAATACAAATACAAACTTTAGTACTGCAACCAATAATAACAATAATACAAATACATCTAGCAGTACTTCTACCAATACTAACAACAATAATAACGTCAATACGTCTACATCTACATCAACTTCTACAGTAAACTCTACTGTCAATCAAAATGTAAACAATACAACAACCTCTAACAATACTAATGTTAATACGTCAACAAATACAAACATTAATAAATCAGAGTCTGAATCTAATGTAAATACTAATAATGTAAATCAAAATAATAATAATACAGTTAGTAATAACACAAATAGAAACATTAATGAATCCAGTAGTGTGCAAACTATTAATCAAAACGTAAAAAGTAAAGCACCTCCTGCTTCTGCTATTGCACCAAGTATTATGAGTTATTCGCAGGATATATGCCGAGTAGGAGCTTCGGCTGCATTCTCTGGTCAAGTGATAGGTTTATCAGGTGGTAAAACAATAGTCGATGAAAACTGTGAACGATTAAAACTTAGTAAATATCTCTATGATATGGGTATGAAGGTGGCTTCAGTTAGTTTACTTTGTCAAGATGAAAGAGTGTTCAAAGCTATGTCAATGGCAGGAACACCTTGTCCTTATAAAGGTAAGATTGGTAAAGAAGCAACTATTGCATGGCAAGAAAATCCTAGTGCACGACCAGATGAAGCAGATGCTAAAAAAGAATTTATAGCACAATGCACACAAGAATCAAATCCTAAGAGAGATAGAATAAAACGTGATGTTGTAGGATTATTTAGTAAAGTTGTAATTAGTAAAACAAAAACAAAAGGACAATGCATAGACGAATTTTATGGCAAATAGCAGTTCTTTGTTTAAGTTTTAATCTTGCTAGTCAATACATTTATGAAAGCAATCAGTCTTTAATAGACTTAACAAATCAAACCGGAACTACAAGTTTAAATGCTGGAGACGACCAATTATCGTCTGCATTTAATTTAGACTTTACATTTAATTTTTACGATCAACAATTTACATCTGCTCGTATGGCTACGAATGGATGTCTTCATTTTGGGTTAGGTACAGGTAATATTAACTATAATAATTACTGTGGTGATTATACACCTGACCCTCTTCCACAATATAACTACACACTTTTTCCATTCTGGACTGACTTAATTAGAGATAGCAACTCTAAGATGTTAGCAAAAAACTTTAATGATAAAACAGTCTTTGGCTGGTATGATATGCGTGAATATAATCGTAGTGGCTCTGATAACAGTTTTGAAGTAATACTTTGGACCAACTCTAGTTTTGATTTTAGATATGGTGCACTTAATATTAATAAACATGATGTCTTGATAGGAGAACAAAAAGATTCTAATACTTACTATCAGTATTTATTTTATGATGAATGTAATACAGGTACAACTAACAGCTCAAGTTGTGTCAATGTTGATTGGAATAATTCTAGTTTTAACACACTACTAGAGAATGGTGGTTCATTGTATGGAGCAGGTTCTGGTAATAATTTAGACTGTAGTAATCCTCTAAATGATACAAACTGTCCGGGATATTGGGAAGCTTATGATGATTTACAATGCGACCTAGACCCACAGTATGCACCCTTTTGTCGTGGATACAGACAAGAAGAATCTGTTGCATTCTTTGACGAGCAAATGGTTGACTATGGTTTTGTAGATGAACAAGAGCAGTTTGCTAGTGGAATATTTAGAGACGAGCAAGAACATTTTGGGTATGACGATTTTGAAGAGTATGACACTTTGTATGACATTTTTGAAGAAGAAATATTCTTAGAGCCTATATTTCTGGATGAAGAGTATGAAACTTTTCCAGAGGAGTTTGATTTGTTTGAGCCAGAATCTATGCGACACGAGCAACATCAAGAGGAGTTTGTAGTATTACTAGCTTTTGAAGATTTAGAAGGTAGACAAGTAGACCAGCTACCTAGAATAGAAGATGCAATCTTAAATGAGTTTGTATTGCAAGAAACATTTTTATTAGAAGATTTTGAAGAACCTGCAAGGATTGTAGAGTTTGAAACTATGGAAGAGTTAGATGAATGGATAGAAGAAGAAAGACAGCATGGGAACAGAGAAGAGGAATTAGAAGAAGAAATTTTAGAAAACGAATCGGAATCCATAGAAGAAGAAATAGAAGAAGAAAGTAGTGAAGATACAGAAGAAGAAGTTATTGAAGAACAAGAAGGTAAAAGTTCTATAACAAAAGAGATGGCACTACGAGTAGTTAGTAGCACATACAAAACTGCTAGAGATAGTGTATACACAACTGTTCATGGTAATACATCAACAACCGGAGCAGCTAATTCAAGTATGTCAGGTTCAACATCATCTAGTTCTACAAATAGTATTTCTAACTCTCCAAGTATTTCGGATCAGTTTAATTCATCGACTGCACAAACTAATCAAATACTAGACATGACCACTACTACAACAACTACAACTACGACAAGCACTATGAGTTCTAATATAAGTAGTACTACAACAACATCGGTAGCTAATAATACCACAACCTCACAAAATATTCAAGACAACCTAGATGTATCTATAAGTAATCAAGCTAATGATGCAGATTCTCAACAACTGGTTGAAAACATTATAGCTAATAATCTACAACAAGCACAAGAAGAAGTTGAAAGTAAACAACAAGAAACCGGAGAGTATGGTTCGGAAGATAAAATTATAGCATACATGGGCTTTGTTCCTAACTTTAACAGCTATGCAACAGTTTACATACCAGATCAAACTCAATGGTATGAGCCAACAGCAATCTATACAACTAATACTATCAATGATAACATTGAAGCATTTTATGGATTAGCTGGTCAAAGCATACAAACTTTGACAAGATTAAAAGAATTACAACCAAACTTATAGGAGGAGATTATGGATTGGTTACAAAATAAAACAACACAGTTTATTGCATTGATGGGTATTATTGGAACTCTTGCAGGGTTTGGATATACTGGAGCTACGTATGTTAACAGGATAGAAAACCTAGAAGCAAAAGCTCAACAAGCTAAAGAGACTGATGATGGGTTAGGTGAGATTGAAAAAAGAATAGAAGCACTAGAAACTTCAGTATCTTACATAAACAAAACTATTGATGAAACTGTTTTACTAAAACTTAATAATATTGATAGTATTAAATCTGACCTATCAGGTATGAAAGCTGATATCGAAAGTGTAAAAACCGACATTAAAATATTTAAAGAAGAAAATAAGAATCCTTTAGCCGGATAGACTTGACAAACTCAAAATAGTTGATATAATATAAGTGTAACGGGGAGAAACTATGACCTTATATGATAAAATTTGTTGGGGATGTCTATCATTCTGGACAGGTTTAGTGTTATACTTTTCTTTCTTTTCATTATAGTGCTTTCAATTCTCTTTGTAGATAATTGTGCAAAGGCTCTAATTTATCTTTACCTTTACGTAATACAGTTTTAATTAAAGCTCGTTCATCGGCAGGAAATATTTCATCTACCATTTTTTCTGGTAGCATACTAAACTCTGTAATTATTTTATTATCTCTGGTTAGTAGCACTTTGAAACTAACTAAGTTAGCTTCCGATTTATTTATCATCTTGATTCTCCAAAGGTGTAAAGTTAATTTTATCTTGTCTTCCTCTTAGTCCTGCTTTCATATACGAAGTAGCTCTACCCTCAAAAAAGTTTTGATGTTCAACTCCCATAACTTCGTCTAACCAAGTTAAGGGGTTTTCTCTCTGGTCATAATTAGTTTTTAATCCAAGCTGTAGTAATCTTCTATCAGCTATGTATCTATTATAAGCATACATATCTTCTTTTGTTAAACCTTGTATATCTCCCATTTCAAATACTAGGTCCAAGAATTTATCTTCTAGGTCTACCATTTGTCTACATATATCGTATATTTCTTTCTTAAAATCATCTGTCCAGATGTCTAAGTTTTCTTGAATAAACTGTCTAAATAATTTAGTCATGGCTTCTACGTGCATAGATTCATCACGAATCGAATAGGTTACTATCTGTCCCATACCTTTCATTTTACCGAAACGTGGAAAGTTTAACAAGATTGCAAAGCTGCTAAACAACTGTAGTCCTTCAGTAAAAGCTGAATAAACTGCTAAAGTTTTTGCAATACTTTTTTTATCTTTGCGAGTAGTTTTAATATCATTAATATACTCGTGCTTGTCAGACATTTCTTCATACTCTGCAAATGCTTTGTATTCTATGTCCGGCATACCTACAGTATCAAGTAGTAAACTATATGCGTGTTGATGAATTGATTCCATGTTTGCAAATGAGCACATCATCATTCTAGCTTCTGGCTTTTTAAATATACGCATATATCTATCTATGTAGCCAGAGCCAACGTCAACATCTGACTGAGTAAACAATCTAAATATTTGTGTTAATAAATTACGTTCCGTATCTGACAAATCTTGCCAGTCTTTTACATCTGTATGTAAAGGAACGTCTCTTGGTAGCCAATGCATTTGATTTTGTAAATCATAATAATCAAACATCCATGCATCATCAAATGGTTTGTAATGTTCTCTTTTTCCTAGTAAACTCATGTTTCCTCCTTTGGTAAATATACTATTGTTAGTGATTGACATTCTGGACAACTTAAATTAGTTTCCATCATGTATTCTGTGTCTTCTTCCTCTATGTCATGGTCTCCACCCCATATTAATTCTGTATCACAATGCCAACATTTCATAAAAACTCCTATCTAAATGGTTTAATATCTTGTATCCATGTAACTAAAGACCATCTTTCTCCTTTAGTAACTGGGGTTATTTTATGTAATACATAACTTGGAAACATTGTCATATCTCCAACTTCCATATGTATTGGTCTATCTGCTCCTTGTTTTAGTACAAGTTCTCCACCCTCACAATCATTAGACAACAAAACAGATACAGATATTTTTCTGTTAGCATAAATACCATTACCTATATCTGTATGCCAGTCATAGTGATGTCCTTTTTTATAATGTAGTAATTGTAAATTATCAAAAATCCCTGCTATATCAAAATTAAAATGACTATTGTTGCATTCTTTTACAGCATCAAAAATTATTTCATATAAATAATTATATTCAGAAGAAGCCGGTATAGGATATACATCTACTTCTCGCACAGAGTTAACTTTTGTTGATTTATCAGTATTACTATGTATTTTACCTGTCCATTTTTCAATATCATTAGATATGTTTTTAACTTGTATGCACTCTGTTTCTGTTAAAAAATGATTTACATTAACAAATGGAGCAGGTTTTTTATTTACTGGTTTTTCTATATACATATTATCCCTCACAAGCTATACATTCAACATCATCTAGTTTAATTCTAGGTACTTTAACATTTACATCTTCAGCATTACGAGCAGCATTAGACCTAAAATAATATAATGATTTTAATTTATTAGCACCATACCAATGAACATCGTTTACATATTGCATATATTCATCGTGAGTTTCTTGCGACTCTGTTGCCTTTGGTAAAGTAAAAAATAAATTAACTGATTGAGATTGACATATAAAATCCTGTCTTTTGTATGCGTGTTCTACTACCCATATTTGATTTATCTCATTAGCAGTTTTAAATATTTCTTTTTCTTCATCAGTTAATATATCTAAGTGTTGAACTGAACCATCATTACCTGCAATATCTTTCCATAACTGTTCTAGTTCTTTTACTTTTAAACCTTTTGATTTAAAAAGTTTTTCTAAGAACTTATTTTTTACTTGGTAGCTTCCGGAAAGAGTCTTGTGCGTATATACGTTAGCCCTGTATGGCTCAATCGAAGGAGAAGTCCCACTACATATGATGCCAGAAGAAGCATTAGGAGCAACAGCCAAAAGGTGAGCATTCCTAAAACCAGACCCACTAATATCAGGAGCTTCGCCACGTTGTTCAGCGAGTGTCTTAGAAGCTGACGTGGCTCGTGTTTTAATGTATTTGAAAGCTTTGTTATTAAATCCTGTAGCGAAAATACTTTCAAACGGGATACTATGTGATTGTAAGTAGGCATGAAATCCCATTGCTCCAAGACCCAACGACCTTTCTCTGTAAGCAGAGTAGGCAGCTCTAGTAAAACCTTCTTTACCCTTTCGTATATATTTTTGAAACCTTTTAAAATTTGCATTATATTCTCCTAGTTGTGTTGTGTCGATAGCATTATCAATAAAGTGTTGTATTACATTATCTAACATTGTAATTAAATCGCTGATAAAGTTTTCATCTTTAGACCATTCATCAAAGTATTCTAAGTTTACAGAAGATAAACAACAAACTGCTGTGCGTTCTTCGTTTGTTGGTAATGTTATTTCAGAACATAAATTACTTTGTCTTATTTCTAAACCTAAATCTTTTTGTTTTTGTGGTAATGCATCATTACAATTATCAATATTAATAATGTAAGGTTCTCCTGTTTCAGCACGTGCATTTATTATTTGCCACCATAGGTCTCTAGCACTTACAACTTTAACAGCTTCATTGGATTTAGGATCAACTAATCTCCAGTCTGCATCGTCTTGAACAGCTTGTAAAAATTCATTAGTAAGATTAACTCCATTGTGTAGATTTAAACATTTTCTATTTATATCTCCACCAGAAGATTTTCGCATTTCAATAAACTCTTCTATTTCTGGGTGTGATATATCCATGTATGCAGCATAACTACCACGTCTAGTTACACCTTGATTAAAGGCTAACATCTGAGAATCAACTACGTGCATGAATGGGATAGAACCAGTAGACTTACTACCATGAGTAGTAGATACACCATTACTTCTAACATCTCCCCAAAATCCACCAATACCTCCGCCTGAACTCGCCAACCAAATATTTTCATCATAGTGAGAAGATAAACCACTCCTGCTGTCAGGAACATAATTGAGGAAACAGCTAATAGGTAAGCCACGACTTGTTCCCCCGTTACTAAGTATAGGAGTGCTAAACATAAACCAACACGAGGAACTGTACTGATAAAGTCTTTGAGCCAATTCAAAATCTGTGACACCTTTGAAGGTTGCTCCGAAGGTCGCTGCTCTGGCAAATGCTTCTTGGGCATGGGTTTCTTCTCCTGTAAAATATCTATCTTTTAATGTATCAAGACTAAACTTATCTAGTTTTTTCTCGTTATCATAATTAATTTTTATACCTAAATATTCTTTAGGTCCTACTTTATCCTCTGTCATTAACTGTTCTCCATGTCATGTACATCAAGCATTATTATAGCATAATGTAATATCTTTAGCAAATCATTTTTATTCTTACCATCTTTATTACCATAGCGTTTGGCATACTTCATAATATTACCCATACAAAAACCTTCTCCATGTCCGGAGTCTATAATAACATCAGTAGCTTGATACTTATCAGAAGCATAATGTTCATTATAAGTATTATCAATATATGTTAATAAATTATTTATATGTTGGTCCTCATTAAATTTATATGTCATAATATATCCTGTAAAGTTATGTTAGGATTTCTCTTAACTTGTTTGTAAAACCAACGCAAACTATATGCACTTAACATAAATTTATTATTAGCAAATATATGTGTTTGACTGGGGAGAAATTCATATAAGTTCTTTTTAGTAATTTTAGAAGTGTCCTCTTCATCTGGAACCATTGTGCGTAGCCATTCTATTAATAATGTTTCTGCTTTACGTCTTAATTTTTTAGATTGTTTTCCACTCATAGTTTTGTTGGGTCATAATTTTTAACTAACTTCCAATAAGTTAGAATGCTATTAAACATAGACAAGTGTTTTGTATGTGTATCTTTATCCCAAATGTGACATGAAATAAACTTAGGGTCTTCTCGGTCTACAAAGATAGACACTCGTTCTGGTGCATCATAATTAAAACCTTGTGCATATGCTGATAATTGCATAGCATGGTCGTCATAAACTAACTTAGCCGGGTCTTTATCTTTTATGTTTACTTTAGTTTTAAAATCAATAAAGATGCCAGACTTAGAATATAAATCTATCTTACCACCATAACCTTGAGAAGCACAAAAAGAATCCTCTGCAAACCATTCTTCGTTAGGAAATGTTTCATCTAAAAACTTTTGTATAACTTGATAAGTTTTATTTTTAGACTTACCTAAAAATC